ATGGTCTCAAAGAATTCTTGTAACTTCATGAATTGTTTTGTATTCAGAGTTTCTAAGAATGCCAAAAGTTCTTTCTTAGAATAATTGGTTGCTTCTTGAACATTTTCACCTTCGTAAATTTGTTCGATACATCCACAAGCAATCTCAAAAACATCATCTAGTTGAGTTCCTGTACCCATGTTTGTTTTAACAAAGGTATCTATACTTGGATATTTCATAATAAGTCCAACATCATCAGTCAATTCAATATCTCTTGAATGATTTTCTGGTTTCGAAACTTTAATGTCATCAATATTAATCTTAACTGTAACTACAGTTTCGTCATCATCTGGACAAGTAATACCTACTTCAATTTCTTCTCCGATTGATCTTGCACGAATGTTCAAGAACAAAAATTCAATATCAAATGTAGATAACTCGTCAACTTTTACTTTACTACTATGAAGACAATTTTTTAGAATCGTTTTAATTGCATTCATGATTTGTTTTTCATCTTCAGATTCCATCGCAAGAATCAGAATTTTTTCTTCCTTTACTAAGAATGGTCTATACTTTAATTTTTGACCAGTAGAAGGAAGTTCAAGCTCATAAGTTGGTGTAACAAGATTTGGTAAAGGCATAATTACTCCATATAAAAATAAACACTACACAAAAATTATTTAGTTGTTAAATGGACGAACATTTGTAGATGGTTTAGTAGTATTCCCAACTTCCAAATTATTGTATTCAAGACTGCTGAGAAGATGATATTGATATTCAAATGTAACTGTAACTCTATTGATTTGTGATGAACCACCACTCAAAGATATAGAGGAAATAGAAGTTGGAAATGCGTTAACAAGTCGTGCAGAATATCTTAACTGTCCAGAATAAAAATACTTCGCTGGTTCTCCAGGTGGACTGATTTTTGTATAACCAGCCAACAATGGATTATTTTGTGAATTAGGATCAAATGGTAAAAATTTATCTCTAGCACCATTACCAAATCTTTCATATTTAGCAACAAGAATATCACCAACAACATCATCAAAGTATCCTACTCTGGAAATCAATGGTTGACCTACTCCTGCTCCAGTAGCTCTATTGGGTGACATTTCATGAATTTTATTCATCCATGCATCAAATACTTTTTTTTGATTCATGTATGCATCACACAGAAATGTCATTGATGCTTCACTGTATGTTGATTTATATCCATACTTATATTGAGGAGCACCATTGATTGAATACTCTCCAGTTGAAATATTCATTCCAGGTAAACTAACTTCATCACAATAGTATTCAATCAGCGCAAGATTACTTGCATAGTTTGGATTTATTTTTTGATAAATTCCTCCCTTGGATTGATCAAAAGTTATTGTGTAATAGTTGCTTAAGCTTATTCCATACTGTTTGACTAAAGAATCAAACTGCATGAAACTCGGTTCGGATACCGTATTTAAAAACTGTTGTGGATCTGGCATTACCTTGTAACAAACCTCTCTACTGGAAGAAATAAAGCTGTTTTCCAATCTTCATTATTTATCTGCATTAATGGGGTTACCATTGCATCAAATCTGTAAGCATGTAATGTCTTCTTAGGAAATCTCATTTTACCACCCTCAAGTGACAACACAACATCCATTCTTCCACGAATACTTAAGTAATGTAAGTTAGCACCATAGAATCCATTCTGTGTTAAACGAATAACATAGACTAAAGGAAAAGTATCATATCGAAATAATCTTTTTGCATAGTATGGTTGATACTCAAAAAAGTACATTCCTCCAGTAGAAGGAACCATTAAATCTTGAAGAGAAAAAATACTTCTTGTTACATCTGCAGTTCTGGCGAATGCATCAATTGTATCTCTATACCAAGAATATGATCTAGGTTCTTGTGTAGAAAGTTCACGAATAACATCAAATATGTTTACCTGTGGATCATACAGATATTCATGTTTTTCGGTTTTCTTTGCCATTTATTTAAAACCTAAATGATCTTCTGTGAGTATTAAAAATTTCATTTGTCTGTCAGCACAATAATCTTCTGCTGCTTTCCATTTAGCTTGATTCTTTGCATACTCGGCAACCTCAGAAATATATTGTCTCGTTGCGCGTTTCTGTACTGATGGTGGGGTGAGTTGTTTTTTTGGTTTAACTTCAACTAAATATTTTTTATATGAACCACTAACTTCTCTGACTTTTAAATAAAAATCAACAAAGTATCTATGTACTCTTCCGTCAAGGGGAGAACGATATGGTATAACACACTCTTCAGAACCCCACTCCATAACATCAACACAAGTATCACAGTACTTCATAAATTTAAGTTCCCATGATGACCTATATATAATATTAGTGTAATCTCCTTTATATTTAGAGGGATTTTTTGGTTTATAAGACCCTTTATATGTTTTCATTCTGAAGTTTTAAAAATATTTATAGGAGAATAATGCCTGCCCAACCCCCACAAAGTACAGCACCAAGTACAAAAACTTCTTTAGCAAAAATTGAATATAATCAAGGAACTGGATTATCTGCATCTGGTGCAACTACAGCTTATTGGCCTGAAAATTTAATAACAGAATATCTAGATCATGTAGTACTAACTGCATACAAATACGTTTCTCTTGGTGAATTTTACACTTCAGATAAGGCACAAAAAGCAACACCTACATCAACACCTGTCGGTGGTTCTGGAACTCCAGCAGCAGGTGGATCTGATGGAGGTGGATTTTTTCAAAATCCAAAAGCGCAAGATAGATTCCTCAAGGACCCAGGTGACATAGTTAAGTTACCAATGCCAGATGGATTACAATATTCAGATACTCCTAGTTGGGATGCTGAATCTCTTGGAATTATAGGAAAACAAGTTCCAGGATTGGTTAAAAATTTTACTGCTAATGAAATGGAGAATGCTACAAAGGCTACTCAATCTTTAGCAGAAGGTTTGAAATCTGAAATAGCTTTGGGTGCAATTGAAAAGGCAGGTATTATATCTGGAGCTGCATTGACTTCACAGATCGGTGGTAAAATCATAAACCCATATACAGAATTAATTTTCAAAGGTGTTGGAACAAGACAATTTTCTTTTAACTGGAAACTAATTCCTAGAAACGTAAAAGAACAAAGACAAATCGCAACCCTAATTAAAATACTTAGAATCAATTGCATGCCTTCTTACTCATCAACGATGGGAGCAGATGCAGAAGCAGCATCTTTATCTGACAGATGGTTGACAGTTCCAAACATTTTTGAGATTAAATTCATAAGTGGAACAAGGGAAATGTCTTATCTACCAAAAATTAAACCATCTGCACTTAAAGGTGTTCAGTTTAATCCAATGCCAGATGGAACTTGGGCAACTCACTATGATGCTGGTCAACCAGCTCCTGTTGCTTATTCTCTTTCATTGGAGTTTGAAGAACTAGAAATCATTACAGCAGATCAAATCAGAGACGAGAATTACTAAAGATGTCATACTTCAAGTCTGTTCCAAATATTTTATATCCTGATTTACTGGATAAAACAAAATTAGTACTAGCAAAAAACTTTTTCAGAAAAGTTAGACTACGTGAAGATGTTTCCACTGCACCATTATTTTTTACAAAGTATACAATACAAGATGGAGAATCACCAGACCTTGTAGCAGATAAACTTTATAATAATCCAACATATTTTTGGATCATTCTTATTGTTAATAACATAACAAATATTAATAAAGAATGGCCTGTATCAAATAATACTCTACAGGAAACTCTTTTTGATAAATATGAAAATCCTTATGCAGTAAAGCATTACGAAACTATTAAATTATACAATGACAACGGAGAACTAATTCAGGAAGATGGATTAATTGTTACACCATCATCATACAAACTTCGTTACTATAATCCAACTACAGATGAAGTAGAAACTCTAACTAATGCAAATGGTATTCTAAAAGAAGTTTCTTATGCAGACTATGAATTAGAATTAAATGATGAGAAAAGAGAGATAACATATTTGAAGAGAAGATATCTCTCTAAATTTATTGATGAATTTGAACAGAGAATTGCTTATGATACATCTTACGGTATTGATAAAAAAGGAAGAAAACTTCCCAACGTATAAAAAAAGGGGGTCTTAAGACCCCCTTCGTTATGTTCAATCTTCTTGTGCAAGACGTGCAAAGTAACTCAGTGCATCATCCACATCTTCATCTTCTTGAGTAGAAGATTCGGAAACAACTGGTTGATTGTAAGTAAACTCTTCTTCATCTTCAAAGGTTTCTGCATCTGGTTTACGAGCAGTTACCTTTTGAGTGCTAGTACCAAGAACAATATTCAAACGATTCTTGAGTTCATCATAACTCTTGAAGTTATTGGTATCAACTAGTTCAGTGAGTTCGAACAGATTATTAGCAACTGCATCTAGTTTCTTATCCTCACCTGTGAGAAGAGCAGAAGGACTTGCAAACTCAGACTTATCATAATTCCAATAACCATCAACCTTACGAATCTTCAGTTTGAAATCTGCACCAGTGTAAGGATCGAAAGGATTGATTGCAGTCTCATCTGCAAAGGCAGGTTGCATTGCTTCAACAATTTTATCCCAGATTTTTTTCCCATACTTGTAAAGAAAAACTTTACCTTCATTATCAGGATTAGCAGGATCACTAACCACATAAATGTTGGAATAGTAGGAGAGTTTGCGTTTCTGTTTACGAGCAATCTCTTTATCAGAATCAAGACCACTGTTCCACAGTTGACGATTCATTTCCCCAACAGGATCTTTTTGATTCATTGTGGTCAGAGAGTTTTCAATGTACCAACCACCAGGACCTTGAAAAGCATGAGACCAGATTTGAACATAAGGATTCGTTTCA